TTGGTCGTGGCAACCTTGTTTCCCTTGGGATCAAGGACAGTATAGCCTCCTCCCGAGGTAGACATGTCATTAGCTTGAATAACCCCATCATTTATGGTCGTAACGTCGCTGGATTCTGGCGTACCATAAAGGCCTTTAAGAACGGATCCGCCAATTAGACTGCCGACCATTCCACCAAGTATCGTACCTACACCAGGAAAGAGCATCGAGCCAATCGCTGCACCGGCCATCATACCCCCAAAAGACCCCACCGCTGACAAGATTCCGTATATGGGATCTCCTGTAGCCATATAATCAAAGATGCCCTGAACAACTGACAGCACACCACCAAGTCCTGCCATGGCCTTGGACAATCCTTTAGTAACGTTCAAAATCTTGGTTAAGCCTTTAAGACCGCCGGCAAGCGCCGTACCTAGCTTAAATATCACTCCGGTGAATACAGATGCGGCTGTAATCCCGCTGCCGAGGTATTCAGCAAACACTCCGATGACGGTAGTAAAAGCTGTCAAGATAGGCTCAACCTTCACAAACATCTGCTCAAAGGCATTTTGAAGTTTTTCGGCAGCGGATGTAAATTTCGCTAAACGCTCTGCTTCCTCTTCTTGTTGTCTCTGCATTGCGCGCATTTCCATTGGGTCGCCAAACAGCCTGGCTGCCGAAGCAACGTCTGTCTGTAGAATCTCTGCGACCATCTGCTTCTGGCGCTTGTCCATATCCTTAAAGGTCGTTCCCTGAAGTTCAAACTCAGCACGCAGGATCTTTAAGCGCTGTTCGGAAGACACGCCCATCATCTCTGTAGAGTTTAGTTGCATGCCAAGCTGGGCATTTAGTTTGCCTGCTACTTCCGCGGCGGACTGGAATGTATCAAAAAGTTCTGTGACATCGAAAGCTTCTTTGACTCCGACACCAAGGCTTCTTGCCTGCATGGCCAAGTCTTTAAATACTCTTTTTCCGTCTTCCCCAAATCGAGCAAGATGTCCGGATAATTCATTAAAGTCCTTGAGGGTTTGTCCCAGGGGCTGTCCAAGCTCCATAGACATTCTTTCGAAATCCTTGATTGCTGCTTGTGCTGTCGCTCTCGACATTCCTAGGCTGTTTTCAAGCTTGTCAATTGATGTGGCCGTTGTGGCTGCATCAACCCCTAACTTAAGGAAGCGACCGGAGGTTTCTGCCAATTCACGTTGGGCTTGTTCGTTTAACGCATTGAAGTCTTTGTAGTTGAGGCTTAATGCTCCCACTACCTTGCTAGCCTCTGCGAAAGATAGGTTTAAGCCGTTGCCTTGGTCTGCTAATGCCACCATATTGTCATGGAACGCAGTCGCATACCCTGTAGTTCTAGCTAATTCAACGCTCGTTTTATTAAGGGCATGGGCCTGTTCGAGGAACATCGAAGTGATGCCGACCAGTCCACCACCAAGCTTCGTAAAGTCGCCGATAACATGCTGGAGTGGTCCACGTAGCGCTGCAAACTTTGCCTTAGCGTCAGATAGTTGCTTGGTAAGATCTGCCGTTGATTTAGAAGCCTTCTGCTGTTCTTCGCTGAGATCTCTGACAACTCCTGCGGCTTCTCGCTGGGCCTCAGTGAGGCGTTTAACCTCCGCTTCTTGGGCTTTAATTGCGTCTGCATCTGCCTGCTCGGCGCTGGTTAATCCTTGGAGCTTAAACTTGGCATCTTCCAGACCCTCACTAGCAATTCTTTGAACTTCGCTAGCTAGCTTCTGTTGTTCGGTGAGTTGCCGCTGAGCTTCTTTAGACTTCTCTAGCTCTTCCCGATATTCTCTGAGCTTGAAAATCGAGCCAGTTATTTCTTCATCATCATCGATTGCCACAACTTAGTCCTCAGTTCCTAATAGGCCAGTTAATCTTCGCTTCTCTTTCAAAACGTTTGATGGCAACATCTAGACGGGCTTTTTGCTTGTAGGTCATGGGATCATCAAGTCCGTACTTCTTGATGAAGTCCATATATCTTTTTTCGTTGACTAGAGTGTCTACGAAGCGCTCTATTTCTAATTTGTTCCCTCGAACTTTAACGGGGATTCTGCGACCTTTGAACATTTTGGATAACAAATACTCAATCCACGCAGCGAAAACGTGGAGAATATTCTCATTAAGCTTTCCTTTATATTCGGAAAGATCCAGTATTTTATTGTCGAAATCGTTATTCATTGTTGTACCTATTAGTCTGTTCAATAACTAGTTCGGTACGGAGAATATTCTTATGTGTATCTGCGGCCGCGGCTAGGGTTGCTAGATCTGCTAGCCTTTTGATACTGATCGGACTCTTTCTCTTTTTCTTCGATCAATCGCTGCAAGAACCAAACCCTGATCCGAACTGGTAAGTTGTATGTCTCGAAGAAACTCCAGCCGCCATGGTATTTTAGCAGGAATAGCTGCTCATACACATTTTTAATGGCTTCATCACTTAGGCCAAAAAAAGTCCGTGGTTAGCGGAACCTCCATGTCCGCCGTATAGTCGCAATTGGGGCAGCTATACTCTTGTGTGAGGTCAATATTAGGTACGACTGTTGTATAGCTCTTGCGGAGAACCCGAGCATCACGGGCAGGAAGAGCCTGAATGAACGCTTCGATCATAAGTGGCGAACTATCTCCGTTCACCCCTACGATGTAGCTCCTTAAGGCTGCCGTAAGTCCGCCGCCTGCATCCCTATTCCTTCTAGATCTTTTTTCTGTTTCCTTGTAAATTCGTAGCTCGTCATCGCCTGTTAGGAGCGAACATTCTACCGTGGCTTTCGTCATGGGTAGCGAAACAAGGAATGTCCCAACATCTGTATATTCAATTCCCGACTCTCTTGCGGCTTCGTCAAAGTTATTAGCCGGGGGGTTACTAATATCAAATGTCCACTCCTCGGCTAGCTTGCAGTCTGGGCAAGAAACGCGAGTAGTATAATCGGCTCCGTATCCTGTACGGCGAGCAGCCACCACAAGGGCGTTCTTATCCCCTACCAGAAGTGAGCCGACGCGGATACGATCATCTACCAGAATGTTCTGAAGCATACGATCTAGAGCTAAACCCTCTTTTAGTAGTGGTTTAGATGTTAGAATATCTTCCTCTTTTGCCGTCATGAAGCGAATTTCAGCCGTGGTCTGATTGTGGAGAGGGTGGTCTGCATCATAAAATCTCCCACCGCTTGGAAGCTCGACAAACTCGGTAGGAACAGACCAACTAAACGCTGGGTTGCTCGCACCTGCTGCGGCAGAAGAAGACGGCCCAACGCCAGAAGTAGTGGTTACTACTGGTGCGGGTGACTCGTCTTGTTGTAAGATTGTGTTTTCGGGCATGCCCGTTCGATTATCATTGCGACTCATATAAGAAACCTTTCTTCTCTAGTATACCTGATATTCTAGAGACTGTTAACGAATTGCCGAGGGTGGTCCACTTCCGTGAGCTTTCGTATATCGCATATTCGCCCAGTCGTAAGTAATTTCAACAGTTACTTCGTTCATTTCGTCTGAAGTATAATCTAGTGTTCCGCCAAAGTCGATGCTCGTGAAGAAGGGGTTCATTAGTTCCCATCTCTCTACCATCTTCCCCTTGTCATCAATCTGGTCAATATAGATTGCGCCGATCTGATCCTTGAAGAGCTTCTTGCTTAAGCTTTGCTTAGCAACGTCTGAAGTCGTTGGGTACTTATACCCTGCTCCACCAAGAACATTAAGGAGTGACCATGCGACATCTGGGTCTACAGGGTCAACCAGAGTCACAGTAATTGGATCCCAAGTCACGCGGCCAGGGTATTTAAAGGTATGATCGACATACTGATGTTCGATCGTGCTTATGTTTGCCTTAGGCTTTGAGGCTGTCTTGACAGTCCATACTGGAATGGCACCGGGGCCTAGCGTCTTACTAGAAAAACTTAGCTGAAATCGAAACTGCCGTTTCGGTTCAGTGTTTACATCATTCCAAAATCCAGTTGTCATCTCTAAAAGTACTCCTTGTTAATAATTAGTTGCTTTCTCGATTTAATCGTCGAAAGCCGCCCCGCTATTAGTCACAACAAAATCAATGGCAAAGAACTCGACGGCGCGGGTAGGCTTAACAAGCAGTTTTGCATAAATGATATTACGATCAACTAGGTCTGGGGTTGTAGTGCTATCGTCTAGCACCAAACGGAACTCCTCAATACCAAACTCAGCCTGAACACTCTCTAATAGAGGTGTCGCCTGTCCCAAGAATCGATCCCAAGTCTCTTGCGAGTTAGGCCCGAACAAGAGGCGAGAAGCGATAAACGAAATCTCTCTCTTAAGGTAAATCATTAGGCGTCGAACGTTGATACGGTCTAAAGCAGAGGCTGTCTGCTGAAGGGTTTTCTGTCCGAAGACCACAATGCCCTCTGCTGGGAATTTGGCAATGGGGTTAATGTTCTTGTCGTATAGTGCGTCTCTGTTGTCTGCCGTAAGGCGGCGAGAAACATCTAGGACTGGCAAGCCAGCAGCACCTTCGCTTAAGCCACCGCGAGTAAATCCGGCGGGAGCAAACCATGGAGCCTGATTTCTGTCAGTGTTGGATAACACCCCTAGTGCCGCGACTGATGGCGGTGCCCACAGAGACCGGTTGGTATTGGTATCCAGGATTCTAACCCATGGGTAATACGCTGCACCATAGCTGTTGTTCAGACTACGGGCCGATAAAGTGTCGGCAGCCGTTTTTGGAATATTTGCAGAGTTGCGAGATTCTGCGTCTCCAGTTGTCTCTGATGCTGGCGTGTAGGCGTACTGAATATCGATCAGAGCCAGTGTGTCCGCTCGGTCTTCGGCGACTTCTAAGAGTTTATCCGTTACTGTGTTTCTCCACACTCCTGGGATCGAAACTGCATTCATTGAAATGTAGTCAGGATCCGAGGCAATGTTGATAGCCTTGCGCAAACTGTATAGAGGTGAAGAATCCTTCTCTTGTGTGGCCGTCATGCGTGTGTTGTTGAAAGGCTCTGCCTCTGTGACATCATAGCCATCTGATCCACCATGGATAAATGTGGTGAAGCGATCAATTCCATCCGCTAGGGCATCAGAGTATGACCCACTAGCACTAATGCTCTTGTTCGCGCGGCGATAGCCGTTCTCATACTTATATCCATCTGCGCTGTCGGTGCCGGCAACGTAGCCAACATCATCAAGAGAGAACACCCAGGAGGTTACGATGGGCGACGAGGCAATATTTGCTACCTGCTCTCCTTGGACATCATAGTCACGCGATGCTGGGTTTGCACTCTCACCTGCGCTCTGCACGTCAAAAGAACGAGGGCGGAGCATGTCATGGTTCTGACTAGCGAAGAACGTATCGTCGTAATCACGCCCAGACCAGGCTCCCCAATATGTGCTCTTGAGGTTTCTTGGAGACCCCCAGGTGCTAACTTGGCGTAGAGGTACTGATGGGTTGACGAGAACCAGGGTATCTGGTCCTGCGCCGCCCATGTAAGCGATTAGCTGACTATCGTCTTCTGCGTGCCCAGCCTCTCCAAGAGAAACTGAGCCGCTGCCGACTGCCATGGTTAGGACTGCTGCCTTGGCCGCGCCGGCTGGTGTCACAAGATTGGAAGACCAACCTCGGGATCCACTAACAACTCCGACATCGCGGTATTTGGGCGGACCCCAGACACCGAATGGTAGCCAGCGTGTTTCGCCAGCGCCGGCTGCGACTGACTCGTCCATTACGACTCGAATATAGTTTGAGCGATTATCAAATTCGCCATACTCAACGTTGCGCTTGTTCGCGGCATCGTAGACTTCATATCTATCTCCGATTTGAGCGGCAATGTAATTTTCAGAAGCCGGATTCAGACTAAGATTGTCCCAGCGTTCAAGAATTGCTGGGCGATTATCTGTATCGCTAATAGATCTCACTAGGACTGAGAATGTTCCGTACTTTTCATAGTCTCCGGAAGCTGCCTTAATGTTTGATATTGAAATCTTCACTTCTCTTTGCGTAGATGATCCAGCAGTTATGGATTCTAGTCGGAAAAGAGGCTGTTGGTTACGAGCGTAGTAAGTAGAGTAATCGGCGCTTAAGTCTTGAGAAATAAACCAGCCTGTCGAACCTCTGATGGCAGCGCCCTCGAAATCATTTTGCTGCTTATCAAGAGCTTCGGTTGGCTCAGCCATTGGCAATATGGCAGCATAAATGTTGCCGGAACCAAGAGCGGTGCTGAGAACTCCAATAGAGTTACTGCCCGAGGCAGATAAGGAGTACTCAAAGCTTTCGCCTAGCCAGTAGTTGCCGCCCTGCCAATAAGTCTGGGCGGAGGTTTCTGTAATATTGCTATTAGTAATCGTTGGATTAGTGTTGAGAGCCTTACGAATGAAGTTATCTTTCGAAGGGTCGAGACTCACCGTAACGGCCTTGTCTGTGCTGCCGGCGCTGCCAGTGAATACTAGTTTTATAGTGTCCTGATCCGTGATCAAACGTAAAGAGCTTCCCGCAAGCCCAAGGTTGCCTGGCTGGACTGTTGACTCTGTATCAGCACGGGTGCCAGAAAGGAGTACGCGTCCGGTGGGCATATAAATTTGAGCAGCGATCGCGCCCGAGAGTGGACCGCCTTCAACCGAGGCAGAAGGCCAGACACACAAAGCATAGACGCCGCCGCCTGCTTCCGTTGCTCCGGCAGTGCCGACTTTCCAACCAGCTTTTCCAGCAGCACTTGCGTCTGATGACTCATCGCCCAAAACCCTCATGAAGGTAAGGGGTCCATTATTCTTAAGCCACGCTTGGGCAGCGTATGCTGCGTAGGTGGGCGCGCTAAGGCTTCCATCACGCCAAACATCCGTGTTATCGTTGCCAGGAACAGGGTTGCCAAATGTCTGAACGAAATCAGCAAATGAGTCAACTATGACAGGCTTGTTCGCTGGTCCTTTTCTGGATCTTCCGATAACTAGAGGGCCAGCCTCTGTCAGAGTTGCGGGTATCTGGGAATTGTCGATTTCATCAACGAATACACCAGGGGAAATAAACTTAAACTTTCTTGTGGGATTGTCAGCCATCGAAAATTCTTCTCCTCTTTATAAACAGACTTTATCTATTGTCAGGCGCGGTCGGAACACTTTATATGCCAAACGCTATTAATAAATAGTAGCTCCCTAGCCGAAACTCCCATTATCATTAGCGCCGATATTTATCTTTTCTGCCGGCATTAAAATTGGGTTTATCACCTACTACTACTTTTTCGCGACCTATCGTAACTTGGGCGGCTGATTCTCTAGTGGTGACTGCTGGGGTTTCTTGGTTTTTGTCTGCGCCGATGATGTGCCCCAAAACCTTTATGGTAATGGTTGACTTAAACACTCGCTCTTCAGTATCGAGTCCGGCATTGTTTCCCTCGTTAGAGACAGATTGATCCACAAAGGCCTCATATCTGTTTCCATTATGTTCTATAGAGAAAACTGCGGGGGTAGAAAAGTTAGAAAGCAAAGGAGAGACCATCTCATTCATCTGCTGCTGGTAGTTAGAAATCATCTTAATCTCATACGTGATTTCTAGGAAAGTTGGGGTAGGAATATACAGACTCTCATACACAATCTTCTTGTTTTCAAAGGGGAAGGTGCTATACGTTGAGTTGGTCTTATCACCGAAGCGCTTAATAGAAGTAGCATTAGCAAAGTTACGTGTTTTGTCTTGCTTAACTTGGCGCATTATAGAAATCGCGCCGCCTTTCTTATAAAATTCAAAATAAGGTGGGATATAGACTCCATAGCGCCCCTTGTTTGATGGATTTTTTAAGATGTCCCGGCGAACTAAGGAAATGAGTGGATAATCCAACATACGTCCATCTGGTCGAAGGTTTGGATCATTCTTTATCTGGTAGGCACGCTCCGGGAGAGCATAGATAATCGGAACTTTCCGGAAACCTTCGTTTGTTTCGCAGGATATGTTTAAGCCTTCATCTAAATATTTATATAGGGCATAATCAATGTCCTCTATCGTCGAAGGGTTTAGCGGATAGTCTGCCCTAAGGTCTACATTCACAGGAGTACGTTTTGGCATTAGCTAATTCTCCGGTTATGCCCGCCCATGGGCTTACCTGGCGTAAAGACTCCGGGTCGTATCTGCTTACAGACTGCTGTCACCTCCAGGGAAGTCTGATCAGCAAATTCATGATCCTGTCCGAAGAGATATCGAGGCTCAAATATATCCACTATCTCAAAGAACATCTGGTCATACTGTACAAAGTCTCCAAGACGAGCAAAAAGGTTCTGATCTTTTACTAATCGGCGTTTATGCATATGAACAGTAATATTATAAACATTATCAAATCCATATTCTTGCTGAGTGCGTGTAGAATCAGTGTACTCTATTAAAGAATATACTCTAACTGGTGGTAGAAAGCTTTTATTGAGAGCTTCGCCATAAAGCGGGTGAAAGTTTGTCATATCTCTATCGATAGGGAAATAGAGGATCTGTTGTCCAATAATCTTCTCAATGACTTCATCATTGATCTGTTTAACAAAGTCTCGTTCAGCTTTTCCGACAAAAAGCGGCGGGGGCGGCTGTGATGGTTGTGTCCAGCGGTTTTGGGCCATTTATTTATCCCACATAAATTCCGGTTGGTATTTTAGTAACGACATCATTGATGTTGTTCTGCATCTGGGCATCTTTCTCGCTCAGTGCTGCGTATACCATCTCGTCTAGGACAGTCTTTAACTCATCTCGTAAATTAGTTTGCTCTTCTTTCGCTTCCGAAACTAGTGCGCTGCCATTTAGAGTAATGTCATTTCCTGGAATGGGGATTGACGCGAGCTTAGACCTTACTTGCCCGAGAGTCTCTTTAGACAAAGAAAGGGCGAATCGGCGGATCCATTGTTTGCCAATGCTATTGACGTTTTTGTACGGAACATTAGGGAAGGGCAGGGTATTCATGTTATTGACGCCTTGCGCTCCATACTTGCGATCATCCTCTTCTGTAAATGCTTCAAGAGCAGGTTTAAACTCAACCCACATCTTGTCTGGATACTGTCCGTCTGGTTTCGGAAAGATTCTTAGCTGATTATTATTAATTCGGAAAGAATAATGAGAAGCTCGGACATGCATATCCTCCTCAAAGGCATATGCCTGCAAGACGTTCTGCCAAGCAGGGACAAGCTGAAAATTACTATCATCAGCATACATCCCATAAGTTGATAAGTTTCCGACTGCTCCGATGGAATAGCCTCCGAAGAAGTTCCACATAGCTATTGGGCTCTTATAATATACTCGTTGAACTGTTATAGCTTTTTTCCCCACCTGATCATAGAAAGGAGATGAAGAAGCCAATGATGCACTATAGATTAAATCTTGTAGGTCGTAATCTTGCTGATCCTGGACAATGTTGAAAGAAGCCGAATAGATGGTTGTGTTCGCGCCGATGCCTACGTGAGTACTCATCCCCTTGCCAACTGTTGTTATATACCCTAGTCGAAAAGCCGGGAACTTAAGGTTTGGTTTGCTAGTGAGTCCGCCAGATCCCGAATAGTCAGTAAATTCGCCATCTTGGTTAAAAGATCCTGTGGTGTTCCCTAGCAATTCAGACAAGACGTTCTTAGCCTGATGGGTATTAATTAGATATGAGTATTCTAGGCAAGCCTCCTCATAAGCATTATATACATTATTGGGCGTGATCTCTAAATCTAAGACATTTCCCCCAAGTTTGTTATAGGTATAAGCTACCTGATCCACTGCACCGCTTATAAATGCGTCTGTAGTATAAATACCATACGCCAAGGCCGAGACAACGCTTCCGTGAGTTCCGGTTGCCGGGAGAACAACTGCGCTGACCGTGCTTTGGGGTTGAAGATTAGTGGGCATTAGATTTCCTCATTATTTAACTAAGTAGTTTTTCATTTCACTAAAAATTGGAAAAGGTAAAAAAGAACCCCGCCACTAGGACGAGGTTCTTTCGTTATTATTCAATGAACAATAACAGCCAATATTCACCTAGGCGAATCTAGCCTTACTGACCAGGCTGTACAAGATCCTGTACAATTACTAGCCCGTACATATC